CAATAATGTCATCATGTGGCTTAAACTCTTCTGCTCTTTTAAATCTTCTTCTTTCATGTGCAATATTTTTTGCTTTTGTTAAATTCACCACAACACTCATGCTTGATACTCCCATGCGTTTCTAAATGTTCTATCTGATGGCACTTCACTTACATCTACAATTTTGTATGGTCTACCTGATGGCACATCTTTAGCTGCTATTTCTTCAACTGTTAAACCACAATTATCTGCTGGAATAATTACTGCAACTCCACCTTCTTCTGTTTGATATAAAATTCTTTTATTACTATTCATAATTTTTCCTTTTAATTAAGCAATCGCCATAGCACAAACAGGATCTGCATCATATGGTGAGTTATCAGGGGTTTTAGTGCGAACTTGTATTGACGAAGTTGTTTGGCCGCCATTAATAAGACAATGAAATGTTCTATCTTGAGATGAAGTTGTCACAGCGTAATTTACATCTGCAAATGCGGTTGTAAAATTAATAGTAAAAGTACCTGTGCCACCATCTGTAATACTTGAAACATTACCACTATCACGAATAGCAACAGTTCCTTGCCCATTAAAATTTACCCATGCTCTTACAGCAAAAGCTGGTGCTGAACCAGTCTGTCCACCATCTAATTTAGATGCTGTAATATTTCCATCTGCTAATTTAACTGTATGAATAGCTGAATTTGCTATCATATCTGTTGCTACTGTACCTGTATCATTTGTGGTTACTATTGAGCCACCACCAGTTGGTATAGCTACTGCTACATCATTTACTTCTATTGAATTTGTATTTGAATTTATTTTAATTGTCATAGTATAAAAATAATATTTATTCCTATGTTGTTGGTATTGCTAATATTGAACAAGAACCTCTATCGTTATTATCAACATTTGCATCGCTAGTTAATGTTACAGTCCATGTACCAGCGTCTAATGTTTGTATTCCATACCCAGGCGGACTTGCTTTATGCGAACCAGTTTCATTTGTATACCAATATATTTGTGCGATAGTACCAATAGTAGTAACTGCAAGAGTTAAAGTCATACCTGTTCCAGAAGTTTTAAATGAGGAACCACCGAATGAAAACAAACATTTACTTCTTTTACTTAAAGTAAATGTTCCTGATGCACCTGATGACAAAATTGCATTATTAAAAGGAACAAAAGCATCTATTCCAGCTCCAGTACCAATCACACCAGTTGCTAACATAGTTGCTGATACTGTACCTGTATCTGCTGTGGTTACTATTGAATCACCGTTAGCAAGATTACTCAAATCTAGTGCTGGTACATTATTTAATTCTATTGAATTTGTATTTGAATTTAGTGTAATTGCCATATTATTTAACTTGGTTTAGTAGGCCAGACTGGGTCTGATGATTTAATAAATGTTTCTGAATTTGCTACAGTTTCTGGCATATCTCTTAATTGCTGTCTATATGTAGCCCACTCTGCTTTCTTTTCGGTAGATAATGCAGAATCTGTTGTTTGAGTCCAATCACATTCTGCTAGTTTTTCATTTCTTTCAAGTCTTAAAGTTTCGTCCCAATCATTATCTTCAACAAATGCATCTGCGTAATTGCCTTCAGCTACCCATCTTTGATAATCTTGATAGTCAGAATTTTCTTCATCTAACGGTATATGCAAATCTGTTGGTTCGTAATATAATGATGTATTTGCTACATCTCTCCATTTATAATCTGCCATTGTAATTAAAATCTCCTTTTATAATTCTGCGTTCATAGCAAGAGTTGGTCGTCCTTTCGATCTACCCATTGAAGCCCAATATTGTTTTGCTTCATCATAGCCAAAGTTAACAACAAAATTTGTTGATTGACCTTGAATGTTTTTAAAACCAATGTTTTGACCACCTGCGTTATTGTTTGCTGTGCTACCAAAGTTACCTGATCTTTGAACTGAAGCTGTTGTTCTCATCTCTCCAGTAGAACCCGTTCTAGCAACTCTCCATTGACCGTCATTGAAATAACTATCATAGTTTTGAGCATGACCGTATTCAAATTGTGCAAATTGGAAATATCTTCTACACAAATCTCTCTCAAAATCGTGTGGCCTTCTATCATAAGGTGTTGCCTCTGTACCTTCTTCTAACTGCACATCAGCAAGATATAGATATTCATCTGTAGCGGTAGTAGTTACATCTGACCAAATGAATACAATAAGATTACCAAGTGACTGGACATCAGTATCAGGTATTGTAGCATTAATTACATATCTTTGCCAAGTTGTTGTAACATTTAAATTTTCTGGTGTTGTATCGTTAGCTATTGTTGCATTTGTGATAAATGTTGGATTTGTACCCTCTGCGTTCCATGTAGAGATAAAGTTAGATGTTACTGAATTTGCTGTGCCTTTCCAAGCAATAACAGCTGCTTTAACATTATCTAAATTTGTTGTTGATGACACTCTAGCTTTAAATGAAAGTGTCATTGCTTTACCTGCAAAGTTATATGAATGAATACCTTCAACGATTTGTGCAATACCAAATTTTTTATTGGCTGTTTCTACATCAAATCTCATATAGTAAGTACCACCGTCATTAAAGTTTGTGGCAGCATTTGCATTTTCATCTCTAGGTGCTGGGTCGGCGGTTTGTCTTGTATAATCAATAATATTATTTCCGTCTGAAAGATTATACCATCTGTCTGCTACATAAGAATCATTATTGTTTGTTGTCCATGTACCAGAGTTTGTAATCGTTGTGCCTCGTTGCCAGAAAATCATATCACCATTAATTAATTTGTTTTTCATTTGACTAAAGTTTGTTCCAGCAGTTTTTAGTGCTTGATTAACAGTATTAGCGGTTATACCTTTATCGTCTAGGGCTGTGTTTGCTAAATCGTTACTGGTAATACTGAAGTTTTCTATTGAATTCGTTCCAATTTTACTTAAAGGCATCTCTCTTCCTCATGTATGAATAAATTTTGTTATCTCTTATTTATGTATTTATAAAGCTTTTAATAGAGAATATTGTCGTGGTCACTCTCTAATATGAAATTAATGTAGGTAATTGCCTCAATTTCATTTTCATAACTGCGTATAACTGTTTGACCATTTATTTGAGAAAAGAATGTTAAAATGATTTGGTCTTTGACAATTGATAATTTTATAATCCATTTATTTCTCACAACAGGAGACCAGCTTTTCAGACCTTTTTTAAAATCTGAAAAGCTAAACTTTGGTTTCTTTTTGTTTGATATCGGTACATTCACATTGATATTTTTTTTCGCATCCATAATAAGTATGTATGCATTTTATCACTTTGACTATAAAAATTTGCCTCTTGATTGTGCAAAGTTCCATCTTCTAATTCTATCTTCTACTTCATAAATGTCTTGCGAACCGTTTAGATAGGCCTCGAATTCTTTTTGATATGAATTATCATTAAATAAAAAATCGTGAATTGACTTGAATATTTTCTTAATCATAATACATACTCTCTATTTTTCACTTGTTTCAATCTAGCTCTAACTATTGTAATAAAGATTTTCTTTAAAAATTTTTTCATTTATCTCCCTCTTATAAAATTGTAATTACAAAAACTAAAAATGCAATTGTTAATGGGGATAATATCGCTTCTATGAAATGGGTCATTTATTCTCCTTCCTGATTAATGGTTGTAATTTATTCAATAATTTCATAATTTACACTAATATGTATCTTCGGAGAGTGACTTTTATTTATTCTAATTTTGCATAATGGTTATTACAGGCAAACTTTAAAGAATAAGTCTTTTTGAGCATTTAATTATTATAAGTATTGGTGTCCTTCCAGAGGTAGCTGGAACTCCTCAAATGTTCCTTTCTAATCTTACATGAAACCCAATCATTATAGTATTCATCACTAATTATTGCATCATGTTTAAATATTTCCATAGTTTCAAGATAAGCACATTCTGATTTAGTATTACACAAGTGAAGTATTTCCCTTTTAAAATGCTCGGTTTCGGCATTTTTAACTTCTTCTTGTAATGTTTTGTTTGAGCCCCAATAGTTAACCCAATCAGATTTAACTCTGATTTTTTTCTTTTTACCTTTTACTTGTTTGCGACCAGATTTGGTAAAGAACTTTTTACCAATATATTTTCGATTTGATAATAGATTTGTAATAATATAAACAAAGCCGAAGGCAATGCCTATATCATCTTCTGTGAATGGTTTGTTCTGATATAGCCACATTACTCATCATCATTTATTTCTCTTGTCATATCAGATATATAGGTTGCACAATAAGGACAGAATTGTGGTTCATCTTCAACATTTTCTGCATCATATTCAATTACAAATATAGAACCACACTCATCACATTCATACTTCTTTTTTTCAATCACACCAAGGGTTCTCTTTTTTTCCACCATGATATTCTATACCATGTCCATTCTCTATGAGCAATTCAGATAATTTATCACCATCAATAATAACATCACCTAACAATCTGCCACCATACTTATCATGTTTCTTAATAAGTATTTCTACTTTCTCTGCATTGTTTATCTTCTGTGTAGTAAAAGCTGAAGCTTTCTTTGCAGCTTCAGCTTCTACATCACATTTAGCTCTGTGACCTTTTTCAGGTGTGTCTACACCTAAAACTCGAATAGACATTTTTGGTTTCAACGGTTTCGGTAAAAAGTCTGCTTGAAACTCTACTGTATCACCATCAATTATTCTTAATACTTTAAACTCATAAGGATTTGCAAATAATTGAGTTGATAACAATAATAAAATTAAAAATCTAATCATTGTATAGCCGTTGCTTTTCTAATACTTTCAACAACAAAATCAATATCTTCTTCTGATTCTTTTGTTTTCAATGCATCAAAATTAGCCTGATTAATCAAATCATTCATTTGATGATTATTGTAAAGACCTGCAAAAGCTTTTTGCCATAATAATTTTAAACCATCACACGCATCTGGATTAGTTTCTGTTAATCTTTGTAACGCTTGGCTTGTTTTAGTCATACCCATGTTAATCTCCTAACTTTTATTATTCTTCATATAGTAGAGCATACCTTTGTTCATTGCTTCTCTGATTTGTGCATACTCTGTCCATGCTTGGTATTTTGGTGCTGTATCTGTCTGTCTGTAAAAAGAGTGTCCGTGTTTGAGTGTTTGTTGTTGTTGAACTTTCTTTTTATTAGACATATTTCTCCTTGTGTTAAGCTGCAAATGACGAACCACAACCACAAGTGGCTGTTGCATTTGGATTTTTAAATGTAAATGATTCACCCATCAAAGTTTTTTCATAACCTATTGTAGCACCTTCAATATATGGAAAACTCATTGGATCAATTACTAAAAATGAATCTGCCATATTGTTTAACGGAATCTTAATGTCATCATCTTCTTCATATGAAAACTCAAAACCGTAATTAAGACCAGCACAACCACCGCCTTTTACAAAAAGTCTTACTTGATTTTTGAAATCAACAGCTTTACCATCATCCATTAACATCATCAACAGTTGTTGTTTAGCATCTGATGTTATTTTTAAGTCTATACTTGGGTCTTGTTCTACTCCGAATACCATAATAGATTTCCTTTAAGTGAATTGCTTGTATATATCATTTATGCAGCCTCACCCCATACATTTTCCCATGTACCAGTTAAAGCGCCTTTAGCATAATCTGTTACTCTATTTTCAAAAAAGTTACCATGAATAGGACTGTTAATCATTTCTTCAACCCATTTCAACGGATTCTTTTTAACTTTGAAATTACCTTTCAGACCCATACTGATTAATCTTCTATCAGCAATATATCTAATATAATGTTTAACTTCATCAGCTGTTAAGTCTGGCATATCACCCATTGAAAATGCTAAATCAATAAACTTGTCCTCTAATTCTACCATTTTTCTTGCAATGTCATAGATTGATTGTTTTAACTCATCATTCCATATCTCCTTATTCTCCTCGACATATGTTCTGAAAAGTTTAATCATGGACTCTGTGTGCATAGTTTCATCAACGATAGACCAAGTTACAATTTGTCCCATGCCTTTCATAAGACCATGTCTTGGAAAGTTTAGTAACATAATAAATGAACTAAACAATTGCATACCTTCTGTAAATGCAGAAA